TGGGGCAATAAAGCCGGTAAATCAGTTTTAGAATCAATTGCACAAAAGCCTTACGATGAATTTGATTTTATTCATATTGTTAAAGAAAGACATGAGCGCGATGTAAGCAAGAAAGACTCTTTAAATATGCCCTGGAAATCTGTATGGATTGCAAGGAAAGATGAACATTTAATCCTTGAGAGTGGGTTTATTGAAAATCCTTATATCTCAGAAGTCTTTTATCATGATCCCCGGGACCCTAACGGATTCTCTCCAACGATGGATGTTTTAGCAGATATTAAGCTAGCCAATGCTATCAAAAGAACGCTTATTCGTGCTGGCATGAAACAAGCCGATCCGCCTTATATGTTACCATCAAGAGGATTCATGCTGCCTTTGAATTTTAATCCGTCAGCAACAAATTATCGTGATGCAAAGACTAAGAATGATGATCTTCAAGTATTGCCAGTTGGGACAGGTAAATCCTTTTTAACTCAGGAATTTTTAATAAGCGTACAAGATGATATAAAAGACGGATTATTCTCGAATCTATTCAGGTCTTTGCAGGAAATAACAAAGCAAATGACTATCCCTGAGATACAAAGAAGAGTTGCGGATAACATGGGGTTGTTGGCTCCGGTAGTTAATCGCTTTACTCACGGGGCATTAGATCCTATGTTTACACGATTATTCGGTATATTATCTCGAAGAGGTGACATTCCTGAACCTCCAGAGATTCTTAGGGATCAAGATTTCACGATGGTTTATTTATCACCATTGGCTAAAGCAATGAAAGCAAGCGAGGTTGGAGAGATAGAAGCTTTCTTAATGGATGTTCAGGCAGTAGGAACAATTCTTCCTCAAGCATACGATAAGATTGATGAAGATAAAACAATCGATGTGTTGTCAAAGATGCGAGCTATTACGCCTGAGATTATGCGTGACGATGAAGCAATCGCGCAGATTAGAAAGTTAAGAGCAGAACAGGATCAATTGATTGCAGCTTTGCAGGCCGGACAAGGAGTTTCTCAGATTGCTAAAGACGGCGCACAGGCTGAGAAAGCTTCAGCAGAAGCGGGGGTAAGCAAATAATGGTTGTCATAATCAAAAGCAAAGAGGCATTAAGCTTTCCGGCACTCAATAGGCTTGCGCTGAAGAGTATCTATGAACCCCAGAATATGACAATGACAGAAGAGACACAGTTGCATCAATCGATTGTCAATTGGGCAAATCATCTCGAAGTAAGGAGAGACTTGGTTAGGGCTAAGGGAATACCTGATTTCGAGGTAGGGTCTGTGGATTATGAATATCAAATATGTCTTGAAGTTATCGGGAGTCTTTTAAAAAAGAATGAAGATGGAGGGCTTGAACAAAGAAAGGAATCGTTTAAAAGACACAACATCGATTACAAGAAATTCCATCGACTCCCTGAATCGTATAAAGCCGAGGATTTCGCTAGGGGACAAGCGATTCTTGAAGAACACAAAAAAACAAACCCGGAGGATTATGAATGAAAGTAACAATTGAGTTTGATGATGGAGAAAAAAGGGAGTATAACACACTAGCTGAAATCGATAATGCTTTATATAGAGGCGAGTTTGCTGTAATAGAAGTTAAGCATCCTAATTTTGGAGAACATTGCTTAGTGGTCTGTGAAAAAAGTAGAAGATTGGAGGACGAGACAACGGCGGGATGGATTGATCCTGAAAAACAATCTACATTAAAGGAGAGTAAGTCATGAGAATAGAAGATATTAAGAGTTTATCAATTATTGGGACATATGAATTTCCTCTCAAAGTTGAATGTAAAACTTGTGGCGCAGAACACGACCATGAGACTGAGATTTCATGCAAAGTATTGACATATGAACTCGTATTAATTGATGAAAGAGCAATGACGTTTACGCGATCATGGAAAGAGCCAGTAGGTGACTTTTATGATTGGATTTGTAACACAGTATTGACGAGTATGAAACCTTTAGAAAATATTATCAAGACACCTAGCCCAACGATGTCGATATTGAAATCAATAAAATCTATAGAAGATAGCGACAAAGAACAGTTGGCTATGTTAAACAATCCTGAAATCGAGCGTGAAGATATTGTTAAATGCACAAATCAGAAGTTAGATCTTGATGGTAATGTGAATGAGGACATCGAAGTAGGGAAAGAATATCGAGTTTATGATATTCACAAGGCAAACAAGAAAGTAGTTTATTATGAAGTATTTGATGACACATCAGATAGCGGTATGAAAATCCCGATTCTTCCTAGCGAAGTTGAGTTAGTAAGAAAGCGAGTTATTCAGCCGCCTAAAAGTGTTATTCCAGATATGATAAAGAAATGCGATATGTGCGGTGAGCAGAACGCTATTCTTTTAAAAGGCGATCACTATGAAGGTAATTGCGAGAAATGCGGGGCAAATATCACCGCAGAAAGGCCAGTGAAATCTAATGCCTGATTTAACCGAGAAACTAACGGAATTAGATGAGGGGCAATTAGCGGCAATCTATAAAAGAATCTTTGACTCGCCTGATGGCCAGTTAATGCTTGAGGATTTAAAGAATAGATGTTTTGTTAAGACGACACCTTTTACCGGACATAATTCAGAAACAAATTTCAATTCCGGGATGCAGGCCGTCGTTTTGCATATACAAACACAAATCAATTACAAACCAGAACCAAAACAGGAGGAGTAAAATGTTTAAATTATTGGACAACCTGATCCGCAGGGTGCGACAAATTAGGCCCATACTCAAAGTGTTAGGAAATGAAAGAGGGGAAACTGAAGGTGGCGAAGGAGAAGAAGGCGGCGAAGGAACAAACGATTTCTTTGATTCTCTTTCAGAAGAGAATAGAGGCGCAAACGTAAATGGGGTTGCAACGTTATCAAAGTTTAAGACAGTCGATGATTTAGGAAAGAGTTATGTTGAACTTCAAACTAAGATTGGCCAGAAAGGTGTCCTTATACCAAAAGAAGGTGCGCCCCCTGAAGAAAAGGAAGCTTACTTAAATGCTATTGGACGGCCAGCAAAGCCGGAAGAATATAAGTTTGACGCAATTGAAGGGTTGCATGAATCAATAAAAGTAACACCGGAAACGACGGCGTTCTTTAATAATTCGGTTCACAAGATCGGACTTACAAACGAACAAGCCAATGCTATCAATAAGATGCAATTGGAATTTGTGAATAATGCAATTAAAGAACAAGACAGGCTTGAGCTTGAAGCTTCCCAGAAAGCAGATACAGCCTTGAGGACAGAATGGAAAGACAAGTTTGATGCTAATAAAGATTTAGTTTCAAAAATGGTTGCTAAACTTGGAGATGAATTCGTTCAAGCGTTGGGAGACAAGGCAAGTAATCCCTCCGTTTTAAAGGGCTTGGGTATTCTTGCTTTATCTATGAGCGAAGATCAAATAGGAAAACTCGGATCATTTACATCTTCTTCCGGAGGGTCTAAAGAAGAGGCTAGCGCGAAGATTGCTGAATATGCAAATCAATTAGCGACGGATCCTAAGTCTGCGATAGCTGACGTTAATCATCCAGGTCATAAAGCTGCCGTTGCTGACAGAACAAAGCAATATAATATTGCTCATGGCGGAGGTGAGTAATGGCAGAATTGACAAAAAAAGATATTATTGATTTAAAGATTAAGCTTATTACGCCTTATGTCATGGTAGCATCGAAGCATGACATTGAGAAAGACAGAATTATTGAATATGTAAAAGAAGCATGGAAATTTGCAATTGATCCAATTATGCCAAAACAGGAAGGGATAACCCAAGAGGCCCCTACTGAATAAATCATAACTTCGATTGCAAATACAGGATAACGGGACAACTCCTCTGGAGCCCCATTGGGTAAGTCAGCCCTTTGTTTAAGGATAACTGATAAACACAGTTAAATTAATCACCTTAAAAAAGGAGCCTACAATGGCAACTCCAGATGTGGCTTTTGTAAGACAGTATAAAGATACAATCACATTGTTAGCGCAGCAAGCAGGCTCTCGGTTTAGAAATGCTGTTATGGTTGATACAGATTTCAAAGGCGAGAAAAAGTATTACGAGCAATACGCATCCGACGCGATGGTTGAAATCATGAGTCGGTATGCTGACACACCCATCCAACTTCCAGACCACAGACGAAGAATGGTCACACCGCGCTATTTCGTCAGCAATACTTTGGAAGATCCCCTTGACGCAAAACAAATGTTGGTTGATCCTAAATCAACATATATGCAAGCAAAGCAAGCTGCCGCAGGAAGAAAAATGGATGATATTATTGTCGCAGCTTTTGATGCATCAGCAGCAACTGGCAAAGATGGAACTGGGTCAGAAGATTTTGATTCAGACAATCTTATCGCTGTCACAATTGGTGGCGGAGGATCTGCTGCTGGCCTTAACAAAGCAAAAGTTTTACGAGCAAAAAGACTTCTGGATGCAGGGGAAGTCGAGAAAGAAGATAGGTTTTTAGGCCTTGCGGCAATCCAGCTTGAAGATCTTCTTAACGTAACCGAAGTCGCATCTTCTGATTACAACACAGTTAAAGCTTTGGTTGAGGGCACACTTAACACTTGGGTAGGTTTTAACTTCATCCACAGCGAAAGATTAGACACCGATACAAGCAGTTATCGTGAATGTCCTGCATGGCAGAAAAAGGGTATGCAGTTAGCAATATCAAACGAAGCAGAAGGTCGAGTTACTGAAAGGCCTGACAAGAACTACGCTTGGCAAGTTTACCTAAGAATTTGTTTAGGTGCAACTCGTCTTGAAGAAGCTCGCGTAGTTTCTATTCTTTGTTCAGAGTAAAGTCTTGATTCTTTTGTTTAAAATTTATTAATAAAACAGGAGGCAAATTATGGCAGATTATTTAGGTGAAGTCGCAACCGCAGTAGCGGCTGGTGGTCTTTCAAACAAGGTGTTAAGCGGATTGATTGATGGCCGCGTCAAAGCAATGGTAGACAGTTATACCATTCTTGGTACAGAAACAACAGCAAAAACAATTTCTCTCGGCGGGATTATGCCAATAGGTGCTAATGTTCTTGCGATTCAGCTTTATGTTTCAGCAGCGCAGACATCAGCAACTTTTGACGTTGGGGATGCTGAAGACGTAGATCGTTACGCAGCAGCATCTACATCACTTCAAACAGCCGGGACGTATATTTTTAGTGGCAAGAATTACATCACAGACGACACAACTCCAACATCCACAGATCGTCAGATTCTTTTGACGACAGGCGGCGCAACATTGTCTGCTGCTACTTTGGAAGCTGTGATTTACTTTACAATCGACTAAGGCAAACCGGGGCGGGAGTAAAATCTCGCCCCATAAAAACGGAGAGGAAATATGAGAAAATTATTCGTGAAGGGTTTCATGGCAATATTCATGGCGATCATGATATTGTTCTTCGCCTCTCCATCTTTTGCCGCAGTCGGTATAAAGGTGGGAGCCACCACGCAAGGAACTGCCACAGATATACAGTTTGCTTCTAATTCAGGTGGTCAAATAACAAATGACGGAAGCAATTGGCAGTTTAATTTGCTACTTGCAGGGATAGCAAACGGTGGGGGAACAACTATGACAACCGCAGACTTGGCCGTTCCCGTAACCTATGGTTTTGTAAAGAAAGCAATTTCCGCAGATAGTGCTTTCGCGGCAGGAACTTTAGCAGACGGTGTTCCCGGACAATTGCTGGCTATTTACATCACACAGGATTTGGGGTCTGTAACATATACCCTTACACCGGACACATCAACCCATATTCAATATATTGCCTTCGCAGACGTAGGCGACATAGCAGTTTTGCTATATATTGATGATACAGTTGGATGGGTTTTAGTAAATCATACAGGATTAACAGTTACTTTAGCGTTTGGAACCTAATACCGGATAAGGCCGGGGGGAGAAATCTCTCCGGCCTAAACCATTATGAAGAATTTATACGCTTACATAGCGGGGATTCTGATGGCGGTATTTGCAGCGATCCCCCCGATATACTTCGTAGCCAGAGCCCCTAGCGAATATTGGTTATGGTGGGTTATGACAGCTGGCCTAGCAGGGTTTTATATTCTCTTCATTAAAACAAATCTAATTATTAAAATCATAGCAATCGGCGGGTTCATTAATTGTTTTTATAGTGCGGCCCCTTACATTTCATTTTCTGCGTATATCCCTTTAATAGCTTGTTGTTATTTTTACATTCTTTGCAGCCGAATAAAAGATTACGATATTGTCTTTAAATTCCTTCAAGCCTTATTATTATTCGTCGGTTTTATGTTCATTATGCAATATATAGGACACGATAGATTAACTAACTTTGGTCGGGCATTTAGCCTCAATGGAAATTATTGTTTTGGTATTATAGGCCATCGTATGCAAAGCGCGAGTTTCAGCGTTATCTTAGCTTCGGCCTTAATTATTTCAAGACCGCGTTATTTAGCTTTTCCTTTTATAACATCTATATTCTGCAATTCAGTTATTGCGTTCCTTTGCGCGTCAGTAGGCGCGGCTATATGCCTATTTAGATTTCTAAACAAAAAGCGTTTCATTATTTTATCAGGTTTATTATTAACGATTTTTCTGATATGGGCGAATATGAGCGGGAAGCTTGCGGAGAATACGAATATAACTGCTGGACGTTTGGCTGTTTGGATAAGCAGCATAAAGCTTCTCAATCAAAGGCCAGTTTGGGGTTGGGGCTTAGCGGAGTATAAATTCATCTTTCCGGCATTAGGAGGGATGAATTCTATCCCCTGGAAGACAGCGCATAATTGTTGGATTCAGTTGACATTTGAACTCGGCTATCCTCTTTTCTCAGCTATTGTTTTTTATGTTATTTATTTATATATTAAATTAATCCGATTGACTAAAAGAGTTGGTTTCCGAAATAATTCAATTCAATGTCTTGCTGGCCTTTCAATGATTACAGCAAATATGACATTTCATTTTCCAACCAGAATGATTCAATGCACATTAATTATAATTTTCTTTCTCGCGTATTGCCAGAAAGTTATAGATCAAGGAGGAATAGAAAATGGCAGCCGATGACGTAGCAATTGCTAATCTTGCATTAGGAAAAATAGGATCTTCAGCGATAACAAGCCTTACTCAAAGCGGAAGTAACGAAGCTGTCGCAATTAATAATGTCTATACCGACATTCTCGACGAGGTATTGTCAGAACATCCCTGGACATTTGCTCAGAAAAGATTGGCATTGACTCCGACTTGTCCTGATGATGTTTCAAGGACAATTGACGATGTTCAGTTTCCGGTAAAGACAATCACCGGGGCTACGGCCGCAAATCCGGTTGTTATAACTTCAGCCGCGCATGGGTTCTCGGATGGCGATTGGGTAAAGATTACTGCTGTTGTAGGCATGACACAGTTAAACGGAGAATTTTATATTGTCGACGATGCCACAACAAACACATTTAGCTTGAATGATACGGATGGCGACGATGTCGATGGATCCGCTTTTACTGCGTGGAGTTCAGCAGGATCAATCCATAGTGCTTTTGAGATGCCTGCGTTAAGTACTAGAACAGTTGTGGTTTATGACAGGCCTTCCGATATGGTAAAGCTTATTTCTAAGAATGAAGAATCTGCCACTATCGCAGTTGAACTTGATAAAATCATAGCTGACGTAGAAGATCTAAGCATAACTTACACTTATCGAAATACAACGGTAACTCAATATTTTCAAAAGTTTGTTCAAGCATTAGCGTTAAGACTTGCTTCTGAAGTCGCGTTTACTATTATGCACTCAGTCAGCAAAACGACAGCGTTAAGGACTTTATACGAAGACGAGGTTCTTCCTGCCGCAGTTTCAGTAGATTCAAACAGGGGAACGCCTATTCCGGCTATGCAAGATGAATGGCTTGATTCAAGATTAACAGGAGGAAGACAAAC